TAGTAATGACTTCTGCATTAAGACCTCCACGGTTAGTTTGAGATGCAGTCCAAATAGGAAATTCATAAGTTTGAGCGAGACCACGCAAGCCCTCATACGTTTCTTCAAGTTCATGGCGTTTTTCACTTGAAGATCGAACGGGACGAAGCAGGTCGGCATAATCCACAAGAACCATGTCTGGCTCGATACCACGCTTACGCAACTTTTCAATGTGATTCTTGAGAGTCTGTACGGATGCGGACTTGGTTGGATACTCTTTGATAATTAGAGTTCCCTCTAGGTCTTTTACTTTTGCAATAATTTCTTTTTGTCTATCTCGATGCTCTTGCAAGGGAACATCAGTTATGCAACAGTCAAAACGTTGGCCCACGACAGTATCTTTAAGTTCGAGGGTATAATAGACAACAGTTTTTCCTTTAAGAATTGCTTGAGTTGCGAGATGCACGAGAACCATAGACTTACCAGCACCAGTTGGAGCAATGACCACGCCCAACTCTGACTTTCCAAGACCTCCCTTGCAAATCTCATCCATTCGAGACCAGCCAGTTGAAATTGGATCTCTTGTAACCAACTCAAAACGTTTAAGCAAATCTTTGCGAAAATCGTGGCCAAAGTTATTGTCGGTTCCAAGAACTAAGGCCTCCTTGATCACTTTCTCGATCTCTTCAAATGATGATGACTTAAGAAGCTTTGCTGATTGCAACATTGCTCCTTTCAATACTTGTTTGCGACAAAAGTCAATTGCTTTGTCTTTGATAAAGGCAGCCTCTTCAACTCCTTCGGAAGTGTGGATGCGAGCATAGTACTCACGAACGGCTTGTGCAGTGGCTTTATCATGATGATTAAGTTCTGTTCTCAACAAGGACATCATCACTTCGGAATTTGGATGTGTGTTGTACTTGTTTCTGTAGTCGATGAGTGTTTGGGCAAAGATCTGAAGATATTTCTTTTCAAAGAAATTAATGTCCAATACCTCCATGATCTGGTCAAAAAATGGTCTGTCCTCGAGCATCAATTGACATAATTTTTCTTGGAAATTTTTTCCAAATCGTGTAAATGTTTCGTTCCTTGTTAAGTCGTTCATGTGTCCTCCTGAAATTTATTGGTTACTTAAATATAACATGTTTTTGTTTTGCTGTCAAGTAAAAAGCATTACAAAAAAGAAAAAATATGAGCGATCACATCTACAGTCCAAGAGTTAGCACACATCTTTAAAACTTGATTCGTAGAAGTGGAAGGGTCAAAATAATTGTCTGGTAAAGTCTGTAATCTGCAGCATTCTTTTTTAGTAAATTTTCTTCGCGGCCGTCTTAGTCCATTCAGGTAGGATCCAGGCTTCAAGTAAGTCATCACACTGTCTTTGTAGGCAGATGTGATACAGTTTGATTTATTTATATCTATACCTCTCACTTCCATTACTTGCTGATTTTTACCGTCCACTTTTCTTCTTCTAATTGCTGCTGGATATAGGATGTCGTAATTTACACCATCGACTTCTTTGTCTTCCAGTATGCTATTGATTGAAATCTTTTTTGGAGAAGGAGGTTCAAAATCAAAGTTTGACCAATATAGCCTTTTCCTAATTTGAGGAGAAACTGTTTTTGAATCAACCAAGGTGGGATATGACCCTAATGCTTCGCTCATTCTCAAAGAGTCCTTATTGTGGCCCACAACATTCTCCAAAAACCAATACTTTGGCTTGCACTCTTCCAACAGTCTAACGAAGTGGTAAAAAAGAGCGGATCTTTCGTCCTCTAAGCCTTCCACAAGTCCTGCTTGGGATAGACCTTGGCAAGGCGAACCACCTATGATCAAATCTATCTCAGGGAGATCAGTTGCCTTTATATTGGCCACATCTCCCAATTGTATTGTTTTTGGGAAGTTCCTGTTTGTTACTTTTATTGCCTTTTCGTCAATCTCTGACGCGTAGTAATTATCAAACTCAATTCCTGCTCTTTTTAGTGCAAGTTGTCCACAGCCAATGCCATCAAACAAAGACAGTACATTGCCTATTTTTCTTTTTGTCACATTCTCCTCCATGTTTATTATTTTATTGTAGCCATCCATGCTCTATGGCGGTGGCTTTAGCGGTCTGGATTGCATCGGATAAATTTTTGTCTTTAAAAATTTGATTACAACCCAGAACACTTGTGTGCCATAAGCCTTGAAAGTTGTAAAGATGAATAATGAGTTTGTCGTCAAAAAAGAATTTAAGCTCATTATCCGAGTCTTCAAGTCTCCATCTTTCTTCCATTTTACCTCCGTATTTTTCTGAACACCTGCTGTAAATCACTAAATTTTAATGAAACAGCGTCGTCTTCGGCAAGCATTTGAGTAAATTTTATTTTGTCAAAGTGCGGTTCAAAGTCAATTATAGCCTTTTTAATGATTTCCCTATTCATGGGTCTGATGTTTGGAAACTGGAGTTGCATGATCGCATAGTTGTCCTTGATTAGCTTTTCATTTCCCTGAATGTTCTCATGGATCTTAAGTTTCTTCCCTACCATGGCACAGTCTCTTACTATATCCGATACCTCATATTCATCCTCTCGTTTGAGATATGGGAATCGCTTTGCGATGGTTTTGAGCCCTGCTCCTTTAATTCCCGGAAGGTTATCGGATGAGTCTCCGGCAATTGCTCTTGCCAATGCAAAGTTCTTCGGGTGAATATTGAATTCTTCAATAACAGTTTGCTCTGTTACAATCTTTTTTTGAATTGGACGATAGATTTGAACATCTTCTCGGCACAATTGAAAGAAGTCTTTGTCACTTGATATAATGGTCTTTCTCCAGCCGCTGTAGTGTTCGTGATTGATTACAAGTGCAATGATGTCATCTGCTTCTGTAAAGTCCGCCACGAGCTGTATAACGGGCATCTCGTTGAGATATTCCATGAGTCTCACCTGTTGATAGCCTTTATTCGCTTCCTCTTTATCTTCTGGGATCTCAACCGCACGGCGATTAAATCTCACAGGTTTACGACCACCTTTGTAGTCTTTGTTCATGGAACGTCGTCTTGCAGAGCCCTCATGACCGTCCCAAGCCACGATAATCTCATCAGCAGCAAAATCCCTTGCCACCTTCTGCAAAGACTTTAGAAAGCCAATGGTGCCTCCTACGGGCCATCCTTTTTTGTCCAAGTGTGGACTAATCACATAAGAGCGTAGAAACATGTTCAACGCGTCAATAATAATAACATTTTTCATTTATTCCTCCATGTCATCTAATGAATTAATTTGTTCTAAAGATAGTCCATAAGTATTGTACAACTTAACACCTTTGGACACAAGTTCGTTTATTTTTTGTTTTTCGATTGTTAGCAAGAAATCTTTACTATCGTTTTTTTCAAGTATGGTGAACTCAAAACACTTTTCACCATATTGATTCCAATCTTCTTGTAATTGTTTATTGGCGTGAGACCCTTTAATCAAATTTGATTTGTGATGGTTCTTCCTTCTTCTCCAAAAGGATGTTTGACCTATGTAGACTCTGGTGTTTTGATTACAAGTTATTTGATATAAGCAGCCAATTCCGTTGTCTTTAATTTTCTTATTCCTCTTGCGCTCTTGCAAGGATCCGGCATTATTGTACAATTCGGCTCCTTCTTTAATCGCATTGTTTATATAATGATATTCTCTCTCTAAGAGCACATCTTTATCTTTTGGTAATTCCTCTAATACCTCAAAAACAAATGCTTGCTCTCCAAACTTATCCCAATCTTCTTGAAGTAAAGTATTGGTTTTTGCATTATCTCTTCGGAGATCGCTTTTGTGACTAGACCAACGCATACGCATGCACTTTGACTCACCTATGTAAACTCTGCCATTTTTTATACAGGTAATTTTGTAGATACCAGCAGGTTGCCCTGCTTTCCAAGACTTAATCGATTTTCTAATTTTTTTTCGATAGCCATCAGGATCTTCTTTTAGAGCTTTTTCTCGTTGTCTACTCTTGTTGGCTCTTACTTTGTCAGGATTATTTCTAGACCACTCCCTTTGGAGTTCGACAGCTCTTTCTCTGAAGCCTTCTTCGTTTTCATAGCGATTCATATGATAGTCGTCGCAACAAGATTTACAAATAGACCTTAAGCCAGACTTTGTTGTTTTTTGCTTATAAAAAAACTCTAATGTTTCAGGCTTTATTTGTTTACACCTTTTGCACTCAACATGAAAGTTATCATCGTCATCTTGAAATCTTCTAATTTGTTGACCTTGTCGTCTTTTTACTTCTCTCATTTGTACCTCCTTGTTATGTTAATAATATAACACAAACCAGATGGTTTGTCAAGTAAAAATACAAAAAACCCCAACTCCAAAGAGAAGGGGCTAGATGAGTAACTTCAGGATTTAACCTTCTTCGTTCTCTCCTTCGAGACCAAAGTTCTTACCTTCAGCCTCAAATTTTTTGATGATCTCTTCATCCATGATGTCAAAC